GGGCGACCTGCCACTTCAGCGCCTGTGGCAGTTCGGTCTCCTGGCCGCGCGTCAGTTCCAGCACGTCGCCCTCACGGGCGGCCACCAGATCGTTGGGCGCGAGGGTGGCGACGGAGGCCCGGCCGCGCATGATGAAGCGGATCACGCCCTCGGTCTCCACGGCGTCGAAGCCGAAATGCCGCGACAGCGTGGTGATCGAGGCGCGCGGGCTTTCGAGCGCCGTGATGGCGTAGCCCTCGACCGCGCCCCAGAGGCCGGTGACGTCGATGCGGGACTCGGGGAGCCCGGCACGCAGGCAGAGGTGCCGGACCAGCGCCGCCAGCGACACCGCGCCCAGCCGCCCGGTCAGCCAGTGCCCGAGCCGCCAGTTCGCGCCGTCCGTCCAGACGTCGGTCAGTGCCGGGAAGAAGGGATAGGGCCGCGCGTCCCAGGTCCACGCGGCGCATTCCGGCACGTGCACCATGCGGCCGCCGTAGACCGCGGAGATCGGGTTGTTCGCCGGAGTGCCCCACCAGAGATAGGTCGCCTCGAGATAGGCGCGCTGGATGGCGTCGTCGCGCCAGCCCCGCGAGAAATGCGGCGTGAAGCTCTCGGACGACTTCGGATCGAAGAAGACGTTGGGCTGGTTCGTGCCTCGGTCGATGGCGGGACAGCCCAACTCGGTGAACCAGATCGGCTTGGACTGCGGCGCCCACGCCGTGGGCGTCCCGCTCTCCACCCCGCCCAGGCGATTATAGTGCGGGTTCGACCACCAGGCGCGCAGATCCTTGTAGCGGAAGACCCATGGCTTGCTGGCCGCGCCATCCGTGATCGGGGTGCGGGCTTGCGCGCTTCGGTCAGCCGCGCTGGCATAGAACCAGTCGAAGCCTTCGCCGCCCGCGATGTTCCCCTGCAGGTAGGCGCGGTCGTAGATCGCGGGCCAGCCCTCGGCCGCGTCGAGATGCTCGAACCCGTCGCGCCAGTCCGACAGCGGCATATAGTTGTCGATCCCGACGAAATCGATTTCCGGATCTGCCCAGAGCGGATCGAGGTGGAAGAACACGTCGCCGCTGCCGTCGCCGGGCTGGTGCCCGAAATACTCCGACCAGTCGGCGGCGTAGCCGATCTTCGTGCTGGCACCGAGGATCGAGCGCACATCCGCAAGCAGGTCCCGATACGCCTGCACCGCCGGATAGGCGGACGCGCCCGAGCGGATCGTCGTCAGCCCCGGCATCTCGGTGCCGATGAGGAACGCATCGACCCCGCCTGCCGCCGCGCAGAGATGGGCGTAGTGCAGCACCATGCGCCGCAGGCCCCAGTCGCCGGGCGTGCCTGTCCAGCTGACGCTCTCGCCCGAGACGCTGAAGCTCGCGGGCGTGGCCGCGCCGAACAGCGCCGCGACCTGGCTTTCGGCCGTGGCGGTCTTGTCCACGGTCCCGGCGAAACCGGCCGCGGGTGAACAGGTGATCCGCCCCCGCCAGGGGAACGTGGGCTGGCCAGTCTCGGTGGCGTTGTCGGAATACGGGTTCGGCAGCGTGTTGCCGGGCGGCACGTCCATCAGGATGAAAGGGTAGAAGGTGACGCGCAGTCCGCGCGCCTTCATCTCCTGGATCGCCTGCACCACCGCGAAGTCGGACGGCGTGCCGCCATAGACCGGGCGGTCCTGGTCGTCGCGGCTGACCAGAAAGGCGCTGGCGCGGCTCACGCCGTTCACGGACCAGCTGGCGGGCGTGGTCGACTTGGCGGACACCTCGACGCCCGGCCGCACCTTGCAGGAGCCCGCGCGCAGGTCGTCGCCGAACCAGGCCACGACCAGACTGACGCTCTCGACCGCCGGCACCATCGCCTGCAGCCGGTCCAGCGCCTCCACCATGTCGGTGGAGTCGGCCAGCGCGTTCAGGTTCTCGGGCACCGTCGCGCCGCCGTCGGTCTTGCGGATCGCCTGTGTGGCGTAGGTGAACTCGCCCGAGGCCGGGATCATGGTGACGGCGCGGGTCAGCCCCTCGGCGGTGTCGGGGTCGGCCAGCGGGCGAAAGACCTCGAAGGAGAGCTGCGGCAGGCGGTTGCCGTAGGTGGCGAGCGCCAGTTCCTCGAAGACAACATAGGCGGTGCCGCGATAGGCGGGCGTGCTGGCCGCGCCCATCTTCGCGGCGATGAACGGATCGGCCGTCTGCACCTCGTCGCCGGGATACCAGCGCCAGGTGACGCCGGAGAGGTCCATCGGCTTGCCGTCGGCCCAGATGCGCCCGATGCCGGTGATCGGGCCCTCGCAGAGCGCCACGGCGAAGGAGGCGTAGTAGAGATACTCGGTGGTCTTGACCTTGCCGCCCCCGCCGCCCTTGCCGCCGCCCTGCGTGGTGGTGTTGGTCTCCTCCCGAAAATCCGTCGCCCAGATGATGTTGCCGCCCATCCGCATGCGCCCGTAGACGCGGGGGATGACAGCGCCCTCGGTCGAGGACGTAATCCGAAGGCTGTCGAGCCGTGCGCCCTCGATGCGCTGCGCCGGGGTCAGAGAGGACACGATCCAGTTGTCGACCACGCCGCCAATGGAGGACCCGATGAAGCCGCCGATGGTCGTGGCACTGACGCCAAGGATGGTGCCACCGATGCTCCCACCGATGGCCGACCCGACAGCCCCGAGAACAAGCGTCGCCATCAGGTGGTCTCCGGAAACAGGAAGGCGAAGGCGATCCGCCGTCGCCAGGATGGGGTCAGCGGTTCCTCGATGACGCCCAGCCGCTCGTAGGCATGGAGGAAGCTGTCGGGCCCGGTGAGGATCCCGACATGCTTGGCAATGGCGCGCGGCATCATCCGGAACAGGACCAGCGCGCCGGGCCCCGCCTCGGCCGGCGGCACCTCGATCATCACGGCACCCGCGCCTTCCGCCAGCACCTCGCGTGGGCCCGTCTCGCCCCAGTCGCGGCTATAGGGTGGGATCGGGAAAGGCTCCGGCCCCACCACTTCGCGCCAGACCCCGCGGGCGAGCCCAAGGCAGTCGCAGCCGACGCCGCGCAGGCTGGCCTGATCGTGGTAGGGTGTGCCAAGCCAGGACCGCGCCGCCGCGACCACCCTGTCCGGATCGGCGCGGGCTCTCACAACACGCCTCCTTCATGCCCACCATCCCGGCTGGCGTAGCGCAGCACGGCGTCCTGTCCGGGGATGTGCGGAAAGCCGCGGAAGTTGGTCGTGTTGGCGAATTTCGCCCCGCAGGTCTCGATGCGCTTGTCGCAGCCCGCGCGGATGGTGAACGCGTCGCCCTCGACGATGGCACGGACCGGCGTCTCGAGCAGCGTCAGCACGGCGATACCGTCAGCGACATCGTGGCCCAGAACTTCGGCGCGGCGCCCGGCATTCGCGCCGCTGGTCCACTCGACAGTGCCGAAGGTGAACCAGCCTGCCGCAAAGCCGCCGAGCCCCGAGGCGGTGAAGGCACGGTCGCGCAGGAGATCGATGACGGCGCCCGTGCCCTTGTAGGCGGGATCATCGAGGTCGACGCCGCAGCGCGCGTCGCCGAGGGCGGCGTCGCAGCTCGCCTGGAAGGTTCGCCCGACCGTCTGGCCCAGCACATGGGCGAGCGAGCGCACCTCGGCGACGAAGGCCAGCCGCCCGCGCCGGATCTGGCCAATGGCGCCGCGCCGCATCAACACGCGCTGGCCGGTGTCGGCCCAGTTCACCCGCCAGACCTCGACCTCCGCGTTGTCCCAGCGGCCGTCGAGAATGTCGGTCTCGGTGATCCGGTCGGAGGTCAGCACACCCTCTGCATCCTGCGCGTCGACCGACAGGTCCGAGCCCGACCGGACTTCGGACGCCGTCAGCCCGCTTTCTGGCTCGAAGTCCGTGCCGTCAAAGCTGAGCGTCCGGTCGTGATCGGCAAAGCCGAAACTCGCGCCATCGGCGCGCGTGATGCGCCACACCCAGGCGAGCGTGGTCGTGCCGTCGTCGAGATGCGTCTGAAGCGCGGGGTCGAGCTGTTTCATCGACGGATCTCCAGCAATGGGATGGAGGTGATGGATCCGAGGCGCTCGATGTCGAGGGTGACGTCGAGCGTGTCCGTGTCGAAGCGGACGGGGACGTCGAAGGTGAAGCCTGCGGTGATGGCCACGCCCGCGCCGGGGGCGGTGTCGAAACTTACAACGCCGCTGGTGGTATCGACGCTCCAGCCCGACATCTGCTCGACCCCGCCCAGCGCGAGGCGCACGCTGCCCGCGACCGGCTTTGCGATGGCGCGGGTCCAGCTCTGCGCGCCGGAGCTGTAGTGCTTCAGCAGCGCGAAGGTGGTGAGGCTGCCATTGCCGGTACCGATCTCCTGATCCGTTGGCGTGATCGCCTGTGACGGCAGGCCGGATTTGTAATCCGCCCAATCCCTGAACCGAAACCCGTGCAGGCGGCCGTTGCGGGCCTCGAAGAAGGCGACGACAGCGGCCAGATCGTCGGCGCGGCGGATGCCGTAAGCCACATCATAGCGGCGGCGCGAGTTGGCCCAGCTGGCGTTGCGCTCCTCATCGCCCGAGGCCAGCTCGACGATCTGGGTCCGCCGTTCCGGGCCTCCGCGCGCGCCACGGCTGATATCGTCAGGAAAGCGCACTTCATGAAACGCCATCACATCCCCCTCCGCCCGAGCGACACGGCCCGGGCAATGTCGGCGGCGACCTGCGTTCGCGATTGCCGGAAGTTCTCGGCATCGCGCGCCATGATGGTGACGTTGACGATGGGGGCGCCGCTGGACTGGCCATAGCCAGCCGCCTCCCGGCGCGACAGCACCCGCTCACCCCGTTGCAGGATGGCGGGCACCTCGTCCGGTCGCAGACCCGCCCAGCCGCCGGTATGCATGCGCGGGGCACCGGCGAATGCCAACGCCGGCACCATGCGGCCCGGGCCGGGCGATCCGACCATGCCGCCTGCGTGCAGGATGTCGGCGAACAGACCGCCCGCACCGCCCAGCGCGCCCGAGAGCGCATTGGCGATCGGCCCCAGGATGAACCGCCGGGCCGCGAGCCTGGCCAGATCGGCAATCATCGAGGTGACGAGGTCACCAAAGTCGAGCTTGCCGGTCTTCACAAAGTCCGCGACGGCGGTCTCGGCGCTCCGGAAAGCCCCGACCAGCGTCTGGCCGATATCACCGCCGATATCGCGCGCCCTGGCGGCATAATCGGCAAGGGTGGCAACCGCAGCGTCCCATCCGGTCCTCGCGGCTTCGGCACCGTCGGCCGCCGCCGCACCAGCACCACCAGCGGCGCGCCCGGCTTCGCTGATCGATTGATCGAACCGGTTGGCCGCATCTGTGGCCTCATTCAGTGCGGCGTCCCCCTCTGCGCCCGCTCCGGCAATGGCGTCCTTCAACGCCTGCCAGCTCTGCATCGGCCGGTCGGCGGCATCCGCCAGGATACCGGCGGCCTCGCGATACGCCGCGGCCCGGTTGGTGGCATCCTCGGCCATCTCGCCAAGGCCAGGGTCGGGCGGTTCCAGATAAGTGCGTGACAGCGCCGCCGAGAAGGCATCGGCGGCGGCAGCCCCAGCGGCGGTCGCGGCGCCCTCGAACGGATTTCCGATGCGGCTCAGTTCCACAGCATCCAGCGTGCCGATGCGCACGCCATCTTCGCCGGTGGCCCATTCCGGCAGCAGTGCCAGTGCTGCGTTCAACCCGTTGATGAAATTGTTGATCCGGGTCACCACGCCGTTCAGCATGGCCTCGACACCGGAGATCAGCCCATTCGCCGCCTGAAACGCAAAGTCGCCAATGGCACCGGGCAGATTGCCCCATATCGCCACGGCGGTGTCATAGGCTCCCTGGAAGATGGCCGCCGTCCGGTCCCCGAAACTGACCACGCCCGCGATGGTCCCTTCAAGCGCCGAAATCCCCGCAGCCTTCAGCCCTTCCCAGCCTGCCGCCATGCGCGCCAGCGCACCATCGAGCGCCAGCCCCATGCGCGACCAGACCTCCCTGGCGAGATTGCCCAGCAGCCGGAACGCCTCGCCCACGCCACCCGTTCCGGCGACCAGCCTGGTGAACTGATAGACCAGCTCGCCGGCGCCGACGATGAGCGCCCCGATACCTGTGCGGATCAGGGCGCCACGCAGCACCACGAGCGCGATGGCCAGCCCGCGCACCGAGAGCGCCGCCGCTGCCATGCCCGCCACCCAGCGCCCGGCCATGATGCCTGCGAAGGTCGCGGCATAGGTGGTCAGCCGCCCGATGTTGTCGAAGAGGCTGCGGATCGCGATGCCGAGCGGCCCGGTGGTGCGCGCGACGGCGGCCAGCGCATTGGCGACAGCCTCCAGCGCCGGGGCCGCCGCGACCGCCAGCTGGTTCGACAGCCCGCGCCAGATCAGCCCGAGCCGGGAAATCGCATCGTTCGTCCGCTCGATCTGGTCGGCGTCAGCTTCCGAGACCACAACCCCGAAGGCGCGCACGTCCTCCGTGGCTTGCCGCAATGTTGCCGTGTCGATCCGACTCATGGCGATCGAGCCTTCCTCGCCGAAGAGCTGACCCGCGACGGCCGCGCGTTCAGCGGCGGGCACGAAACCCTCGATGGCCGCGTTGATCGCGCCCACGCGCTCGTCGAGCGGCAGAGCAATCAGGTCGGTGGCGGAAAGGCCGAGCCGGTCGAGCGCGTCGGCGGCGGGGCCGGTGCC